GGCGGCTTTGGTGGCGGCGGGGGTGCTGGCGGCAGCGGGGGTGCTGGATTTTCGCTGATATACTGGACGGAAGGTTTCTAGCTATGTCATTGATAACATTAACAAAGGGTCTTTTTACTACAGTAGACGATGATTTAGCCGATGCTTATGTTCAAGCATTGACCGATTTTAATTTAACCTTAATTGGAGTTTCTAAATGAGAAAAGCATGGATTGAAAACGGTATTATTCGTGACATTGCACACGCAGAACCAAGCGAAATTTATCACCCAGATATTGCAGTGCATTACACAGTCGAAGTGCCTGATGATGCAGAAAATGGCGATACGTTTATTGATGGCGTTTTAACCAAACCTGTGATTGTTGCACCTTTACCAGTTGAAGCGGTGATTGTTAAAATAACAACCCTCTCCCCAATCGCATTTAAACTACGATTCACTCCTCAAGAGCGCGTTGCTATTTATGCGTCAACTAGCGCAATGGTAAAGGATTTTATCAGTATCTTAGATGACACACGCTTAAAAGAAATAGATTTGGTATTGCAATCAACAATTGACGCAGTGGGTTATTTAGCATCACTTAGTTTGATTACGCAAGCTAGGGCTAGTGAAATTTTAGCCTAATAAAAAGCCCGCTAAATGTGGGCTTTCTTTTAATCAAATAATGATTCGGTCTGATTTAGTAATCCGATTAAATCCTTCACTTTATCATCAAACAACAATGAATCGCCTTTTTTACCGATACACAATGCACCTATTTCTGGTATTTTATTTTATAAGCTATCAATGGTGTTTTTAATCCTAGCAACGGTAAATGGATTTCCTTTAATTTCTATTTTGTAACTAAAGAAACCTATTTTTCTCACGATAAAATCAATGCTATTTAACTCTTCAAGCATTTCGATAAAATTATTTTTAGCAATCCCAAATATGCTAAAAACGGTAACACTTAGAGTTGCTATCATTTTATTATCTATATCTCTACTATCTAAGAAGGTACTACGGTTAGAGTTACCACCCCGCCGCCCCCGCCGCCCTTACATAATCCAAATACCCCACCACCTCCCTCACCTTGTCCAGCTCCATCAACTTTAATCATACCTTTTGATTCAAAAACTAATTCACTCATAAATTTCTCTCAATAAAAAACCGTTATTCATAAAATCGTTCGCACAGGCAAAGAATTAAGCCTCGATTTTTAGAATAACGGTTTTGTTTAAATTCTTTAATAGTGGTGCGAACCACGGTGAAATAATACTATAGGTAATGAAAATACGCAACACATTTTAAGTGCTGCGGCTAATTGAAACTAATTGATTTTGATAACGCTTGCGGGGAGCATATTTAACGTTAATACGTTTGTTTCAAATTTAATCTCAATGCCTATGTCATGTGGCATCAATTCTGTGGACGCATAATAAGGTTGCCCCATTGCGCCAACACTGGCTAATTTTTCAGCGGGTGCAAAGATATGTATAAATTGACCAGTTACACCTAGTGGCACGGCATACGCTTCATCCTTTGGAATTTCAACAAGTGAGCTTCCTGAGTACCAAACGTGTTCAACACCACCAAAAACTAATGGCGCAGTTGGGTCGCGCGGTAATACGCTATTGTTCCAGTTTGCATAAGCATCTTTGATTGATTTACTTTTAACCAGTTCATCCCATTTGTTATCGCCGTAATAAATTCGAGTTCCGCGTTGTGGAATACCGCCTAATGCGTCTTTTTGTTTTCTACGAAGTGAGAACAGTACACTTAACAATTCTGTCGTTGACGCGCTTAAATCAATCGTTTCAACTTGTTGTGATACACCCATTTCAGTTAATAGGCTTAAACGGTCGTTATTTGAATCATTGTAATAACCTAAAATTGCATCAAGACGGTGAGCCTCCATCGTTAAATCAATGTTTTCTCGCGCTCGTGCTGATTTGCTGTTAATCACGGAGGTGATAGTACGTTGCGCCGTAGCTGAACCAAAATCGCGTACGTTTGCCACTTCACCCGCCATAACAGTTGCAATTTGCGGCAAGTGTGGGATTGAAAAGGTTTTTGTTTTGCGTTTATTTTCAGATGCAATAACTTGGGGTGGCGCGTTACGCGGCTTAATGCTAACAAGTGAAATTATTTTTCCGTCGGTTTCAAGTGTAACGGTTGAGGTATTTACGCTTTGCGACTGAAATAAATTAGCATCGCCAATTTGTGTAGGAACATAAGGGGCTTTAACAATACTCGCAAGTAGTGAACCCTGTGTGAATGCGTCTAAATTAAATGGACTTACCATTTTTAAATCTCCTGCTTTTGGGAAAAGCCCGTTATCACAACGGGCGAAATAAGTTTATGCGCGAACTACAATCAATTTTGATTCAAGTGATTGTAAGGCGGCTGTTTTTTGTGCGGCAGTAATGCCTGATTTCCAAATCAATTTTCCGTCATGGACTTCTGCATCACGAGCCATAACCGTTGTTTTGGTATCGGCTGACGTAGCGTTAGTGTCATAACATAAAATTGCAACGGCATTTTGTGAGCCATCGACTGCGCTTGCATCGTGGGCTACATATTTTGCAGGTGGTAAAACGATTGTTACGGTGAAGTAATCGCCCACAACAAAATCAGCCGAACCGTCTGTAATGGTAATCGCAAAATGACCGCCAACGGATGTTGAGCCACCACCAACCGTTACGTTAGCAATAAATTCGTCAGTTAATGGCGCGTAAAATGCAAATATACCAGCATTGGCTGCTGCTACTGTACATTGGGCGCGATAAACACCAGATTTAGCTAAACCTGCAATTACACCTGCTGTAATTGTACCGTTACCAGTTCCAGTTACTGCGCTTGCTGTGATTGTTTGACTTGTTGCACTTGCAACAGTGATAGTGAATGTATCGCCGACTGCCGAGTTTGTACTGTTTACAGCCGTAATTGTGAAATGGTCATCAATGTTTGTCGCGCCACCGCCAACCGTTAAATCTTGCTGTAATTGCTGACCTGTTGCGGTTTCAAATTCATAAACCGCCGTTGCGCCCGCAGTAATACACGTTGCTTTATATGCGTCCAGCATTGCATTTTTACCTAACGCACCAACCGTAAGAGTTAAAACACCAGTTCCAGTTACTGCGCTTGCGGTTGCTGTTGAATTAACGACTTGACGACCTAAAACCGCACCGCTTAATAAGTTTTGACCACTTACAAGCGTTCCAACATCGAGCGACTTTTGTTCGTATTCAAGGACGAATTCTAAATTGTGATTGCCTTCTATGCTTGTAATCGCAGTCATTATTTACCCCCAGTGTGTGCTTTACGTTGCGCTGATAATTCTTCTTGCATCGAAAAAGCATCGTATTCAGTTGTTGTTTGTTTTGTATCGCCATTTTTAGCTGGCAAAAAGCTATTGATGTCTACCGTTTTTGACTGTTCAACATCTTGGTTTTGCAATGCCGCTCGGACTTCTTCAATCGTTGCGCCTGATTTAATCAATAAACCTGCCATTGCGTTTGGAACACCAGCCGCCGTGCATAAGCCTGTTATTTCTGTTGCAGTGGCTTGTAATTTCGGCTGTTCTGCTAATGATTGGACTAATCCCGTCAATGCACCCATTTGTTGCGCTAACGCATTAACGGTTTCTGATAATTGCGAAAATGCGCCATTATCACCGTTTGGAGTTGGACTTGTTGCCATACTAACCTCTTGTTGTTGTGTTGTTAAAAGTGATGCAATCAATTCATCAAATGTGCCGACCTTGTGAGCCAATCCCATTTTTACCGCTTCTTCACCGCGATACCATTTCGCCTGCATATCGTAGATTTGTTGTACTGGAACGTCTAAATTACGCGCTACCGTTTCTTTGAATGTTTTGTCGATTGATAAAACATCATCCGTAAAGAATTTTTTAGCCGAATCCGATAATGGTTCGTCAGGGTTTCCGTCGAGTTTATGTGCATCACTTGAAATGTAAGTAAATGCAAAACCTTCCATTTTGTTTTTTTCTTGGATATTCGGCAAACAAACGTAAGTCCCTATTGATCCAGCAACGGATGTGCGTGTAACCCAGATTTCATCAAATGCACTTGCCAATCCATACGCCGCACTTGCCGCTTGAACCCCGACCATAGCAATCAAACGCTTACCATTGCCACGCATCGAATAAATCAAGTCGGACGTGTCGCACATATTCATCGCTTGACCGCCGCATGATGAAAAGTCGCCAATAATTGTTTCAACATTGGCATCATTCATAAGGCGTTTTAGCTCAAATGAAATTTCCTCATACGAAAGTGGCGCAGCACTGCACATATCACCGCCCGTTGGCTTTGCAGTTAATGCCCCGTAAATATCAATGATAGCAATTGAGCTGCCGATAAAAGACACGATACGGCTATCATCGTATTCACCGCATTCCATTCCATCATCGCAACGTGGTTTTTTTGATTCAGGTGTTATTGTACCATGCAAATAACCGTCAATAATTGCCTGTGCTGCAATCGGTTCAACGCATAGCGGCTGATTATAGACATTTGAATAAAGCAACGCTGCAACGGGGGCAGTTACGCCTCGGTTGAATAATCGGTTAAGTAGCTTCATTAGCGATATTCTCCAAATAAAGAAATTAACTTGTTTCTCATTGTTTCGTCTTGCTGGAATGCGCCATCTCTATTTACACGCCCAGTGTTACCTATTTTTTTTATGCTTTGTGCCATTATCCACTGACTTCCTTTAAATCTGATTGCTAAATTAAGTGTAGTTTCTTTGCAATCTTCTTCTTTTGGATAAAATCCATTTACAGCACCGGTATTCATTTCAACTGAAAAATACATCTTTCTATCACTTTCTTCAATCATTATTCAATCCTAAGGTTTAACAGCTTTCGCTGCATTTACTTCATTCATTAGTGAAATGGCATCAATACCAAGTAATTTTTCACGCTTCATGATTTCAGCGCGTTGGTTATCAATTTGTATCGGGTTTCCGTTCATTTCTCTTACTTGCGTGTCTTTATCAATGTAACCGTTATCTTTAAGGATTACTTTTGATTGAACATCTTGAACTGGGTGAATGTAATCAAAAGCGTGCGGTATCCATTCGCAACGTAAATACTTGCGACGATTTTGTCGATAATTTTTAACATCAACCGAACCGTCTAATACCGCTGCATCAACTAACCATTTCCAAATTCCTTGACAAACTTGCGGAATAGTAAATAACGCTAAACGCTGTTTGATAATTCGACGGTCATTATTTGCAGCAAATCGTAACACGCGGTCGTTTGTTTTGCTCCAGTCACCTGTCATTTGAGCATAAGAAACACCAAGCCCTGACGATGCACGCAATCCAGCATTATATCTGAAACTATCACCGCCTCGGCTGTCATACGATGGTGCGAAAGTAACATCTTCGTCGTCGCCTAAAATCTGAACGGTGTTAGGCTCTAAAGTAAGTTCACCGACATTATACTGATTAACATTAACATCGGGAGATGTAACAGAATTTTTATTGCGATTTTCTTCCCGCAATAGATTTGCTTTTTGCTCAAGTTGTTCGGCTGACGGTATGGCGCGTCGAACTATCATTAAATAACCCGCTTGCGAGGCGGCTTTTTCTGATTCGTTATCGTCAAATGTCGCCCAAACCCGTAGCGGCACAAGGGATTGCACACCAGTTGGAACGCCTCTTTGTTGTCCAATACGACCTAAATCGGGTATGAAATGATGAATTATCTCACTCGCAGGAACGCGAACCAGCGTCATATCATTGTTAAAATTTAATTCTTGCGGGTGCGATTGGTGCATCCAGTAGGCTGCGCGATTACCAATTTTATCAAACTCAAGCCCATTGATAATTTGATTACCGTTCGCTGCAATGGAGTTATACCAAAACGGGACAAAATCGCTTTCGAGCAATTGAATTTGAAGTGGAACTGCAAAGCCATCGTTTTTAAATCGCGGACGGCGACGAATAAAAACCTCACCACTCGTTTGTCGCGCCATAACCGCTAAGAAAAAAGCCCCGTAACCGCCAATGATTCCACCTGCAACTAAATCAGGTTCATGGTCACGCCATAATTCTAAAATTTGTTCGTTGAAATCGGGATATGGCGTTGTTGGATAAGGAGTGATTTGACTACCGACTTCATCACTTGTTGCAGTGATTAACGCGCGGTGTGCAAAACCATTTTTGCGTTTTGATTCGCGTGAACGCTCAACAATTAAGTTTCCACTTTCTGAAATCGCAGAATTTGGTGAATAAGCAGAATAGCCCCAATTTTGAGAGCGTTTTCCCATACCGCCAGAATCGAATGCCAACGACATTGGGTCGCCGTCCATCTTTGTGATATTCGAGCGTATTTTATGAAAATTACTGCGTTTTTTCATTTTGATTATAATCCGTTATTTACACTGCGATATGTTCTAATTACTTGTGGTGGCGCGTTATAGGTAGCCGATGTTGCGCTCACTTCATTTCGCATTCTATTCAAAACAGCCATCATTTGATTCGTACCTTGATATTCTGTTTTAGTACGACTTTGACCATCAGTATATTCAACGACTAAAACACCGCTTGCAATTGCAGTCTCTAAAGCCGCTATATGTTCTTGAGTAAATGCCATGATTAAACCATAATTACTGAAAAATTAACGACATGATAATTTATAATGAAAGAAAAGCAAAGTATAATCACTCTTAAAGCAATCGCAGAACATTTAGCTGGTCGTGATTTGGATGGTCATTTATTGATGACTGAAAAAACTGTACAACGTCATTTAGCAAACTGTGGGGTTGATAAAAGTAAATCGACACTTGATGAAATTAGATATGCTATTTTTTTGCGGATGATAAAGCAATCTACGCGCGGCGTTGCAGATGATTACATTGAAGAAGGCGAAGTAGATGAAAACGCAAGGGCAAAGCGTTTAAATAACGAGCTTACTGTTGAAAAAATACGACTTACAGCATCGCAAGCGGATGATAGTGAGTTGAAAGTAAATTTAAAAAAACACGTTATTGCGCCATTAGTTGCAATGGAATTGGCGATTATAAAAGTTGCTACAAATGCAGCGTCTAAGTTAGAGCAGATACCGATTCGAGTTAAGCGAAAATTGCCGAATTTGACAACGCGGGAGCTTGAGATAATCAGTCGCGAAATTGTGGCAGTTCAAAATGAAGTCGCTGAAATTGAAATCAGCGACGACGATTTGAGGCAGGGCGCAGAAATTATGAATGGTTAAAATCTATTATTGGCGGGTAGATATTTGGATCGAATTCAGCCCTTCCTGTTTCGCTGTTTATACGCACGCCAAATTTAGCCTTTGTATAATTTCTCCCCGACATCGCTTCTTTAATGGCGGCTTGAACCGCGCTAAACGTTGCACGCTGTAATGATTTCCCCCTTCCAACAGAATACTTTGCAAACCCATTAGCGAGCTTTCCAGACAAAATTGCATCACGCAGGTAAATACCTGCTTCTGATTCCCCATTTATTTTTGATTTAATTCCGTCGTTAAGCATTGCACAAAAATTTTTCAGTTTTTGCTTATCTACATAGAGATAAGCAGCCGCAACTGCTGCTGAAACAGGAATTGAGCCAATTCCTTTTTTTCCAGTCGTTATGTTATCAACTGCAAATAAAATACCTGCCTGATTAGATTTTATTGTGGATTCAACTTTTTTAATGTCAATCCCGTTTGAACTATCACCACCTACTGCAAGGAGAGCCTTTGCAATTGAGATAATTCGGGGATTTGAAAGCTCGCTACCTAAATCAGAATACATACCTAGTCTATCTGCCTGACTACGATTGATGCCAATATCAACAAACTTGAAATTATCGGCTGCGATACCTACCGAAACTACCGCCATGATTGATTTATTTGCAGCTAAAACCGCATTTAGTCTATGGTGACCATCACGCAAAATAAAATCCATATCAAATGAAATCGCGTTATTTGTAATTACAAATGTCCCGCTCGTAATTTGATTCGCCAAAAAAGAAACGTGCCTATCTTTCTCTGTTCTATTTCCAACGCTCAAATCAAGTAATTCACGCGCAATCACTGGTGTAATTTCAACAACCTTACTTTCAAATTCACCGTGCGAATTAAAGCGCAATTTGCCACATAATACTTCTACTGCATTTTTGTTTATACTCATTTTGAACTCCAACGTTCTATGTTAAAAATTAAGATGCTTCAACATCTTTAAAGTAAGCCGATTATTTAAATGGTCGGCTTAACCATTGTGTGTTTATTCGCCCTTCAAAACCAAATCAGCAAATTATTTGAATGAATCGACATACCAATGCGGTTGTATTTCGCGTTGATTTGACGGACTGATTACGTTTTTACCAAAGCGCAAACCTTTTGCCGTGACCGATAAAAACTCTTTTGTGCCGCTCGACGATTGGCGCGTTAATTTCTCAAGCCAATTATCAGCAAGCGCAATCTTATTAAACGCCTGTGCCGATAAATCATAACCATTTTCTTTGAGCAAAGCTGATGCTGATTTTGTCGGCTTAGAACTGCCTGTTGTATCGCCCATTGGCGCATCGACAGCATAAGCGGGTAACATGGGCGTTAAGTCGTATTGCTTTTCAATCTTACCCAATACTGAAAGCATACTTGAATTAGAAAGTCGTAACGTTTTGGCAATGGTATCGGCAAACATTAAATCTAATTCGAGCTTATCTTTTTGTGCCGTAGTCGAATATCCACCTGTTTTGCGAATCGACGGCAATACTTCCGAAACTACCCAGTCTTGAAATTTATTAGCTGATTCTAATTCAGACCCAAAAATCAATCTGTATATATCGGATTCATCAATCACTCGAACTTGCTGCATTCCACCTGCTGTTTGAAGGGGGCGGTGCTGGGCAGTACCCTTACAATGCAGATTTACAGCATCATTTGGTCTGGCGTATCCTAAAGCTACCGCAACATCTTTTGCGACAAATAAAGGCTCACCGTTTTCACCGATAACTACGCGAACATTCAATGCTTCAAAATTAAAAACAGATACATTACTCATTTTAACTCTCCAAATAATAAAAAACCCCGATGCACTACGGGGACAGCCGTAACATATCGGGGTAAAAATGAATTTTTAGATTTTATTGACCTGTCCGCCTAAAGCTAAAAACTCAAGGTGATTATAATAGATAATCATTTCTAAACTCCAGCTTCTTTTTCATGTAAGCGATTCGCGCTTCTTGTTCAGTGTCAAACGTCCCAAGATACAGTACGCCATGCCCATTATGTATTTTTGCCTGAAACTTGCCAGATTTTCTTTTAGAAATACCCATGCTTTTCGTAAAAGGCTTTGAATGATGCAGCACATGAGAGCGTGATTTCAAATCAAAGTTTGAAAATATAAAATTCATCGGGTTTTTATCACGATGCAGCAGATATTCTGACAGCGTCGGGTAATGACCCGTCATATAGCACCACGCAACGTTTTTTGCAGAGTAATTCTTACCTTTGATTGATAACGTTACTTCGCCCCGCTTTTCGATATTATTCAGCAATGTAACAGGGGTGAAGCATGGCGTGTCCCATTTACTAAAAATAAATCTATGAAATTCGCCCGTTACTGGGTTGTAATGCAGGTGTTTTTTAAAAAACACCTGCTTTGACATTTGCGTATCAATAATAGGAATTTCATTAGACGGTAAAGACCCATTTTCCATTACCTGCTCCTTTCACGACATTTTGGAATATCAGCATCATTGAACTTATTTTTATACGCGCCAATAAACGAGTTGCCAGCACCTAATTTTTTCGCTTTTTTAGCGCAAATGTCGCGTGTACTTTTATGCTCGTTACTTAATCTACTAAAGCCGCATATTGGGCATTTGCTTATTGTCATAAATCACCTATTTGTACTTTAAGGGCAGATTGCCATTTGAAACTTGCGAGGGCAGATAGTACATTGAAAAATCAATGATTTGATGGTGGTGGCAATTTTGCACCATTCGCCAGCCATTCTGATATAACGCGCTCAATAATTGCACTCAACGCCATTTCATAACTGCGTGCCGCCATGACTAACGCGCCTTTTTTTTCTGGTGTGACGAACGCTGATATTTGCGCGGTTTTATGTGTATCGCGTGGCTTTTTGGCGTTGGTGTTACCTTTCAATCCAGTGTATTTATTGCTGTTTGCTTCAGCAAATTTTGCTGCATAATTTTTTGACTGTGTCATGATTATCCTTTTAGGGCTTTGCCCATATCGAAATCGACAAGGGCTTTGCCTATGTTGAAATTGTTAAGCGTCGATTATTGCTGCTCTATCAATCCATGCTTGCTTTTCACTCAAGCCTTTTTGCTCAAGCCTTTCGGCGCAGTCGTTGATAAAATCAATTGCAGTAATTTCGACGGGTATTTGCCACGTTCTAAAAATTTCTTTCACGTCGTAGCTGTAAAATTCACCACGCATCGATGGGACGATACACTCGTCACCCTTCACCGTCGCTGTGTGATACTTGCCACCAGTCCAGCAATCAGCAATTTTTTTACCTCCTTCGGTAAGTGTATCAATATTGACTTCTGCTAAAAGATACGGATACGCGCCTTTTTTCGAGTTGTACGGTGCAGGCTTGCCTTTTTTATGCGTCAGCATCCGACAATCACGGATATTTTCAAGGCGCGAATCAATTTTGTAGCATGGAATTTTTAGCGTAACTTTTTCAGTCGGTTTGAAGTCGCCTTTTGAAATTTTTACCAGTTGGTTTAGTGCGTCTTCCCATTCATGCGTACTCATTCTCTTCCTCCACGCCGTCATCATGCGTATAAAAGCGAAGCATCGCTGACTTAAAAGCCGCATGGTGTCCATCTTTATGATAGTCAATCATGTGAAAAACCCCCAATTCCGATTGCACGAAAAACAAATCTTCATCGGTTTCGTAGCTATCAAATCTTTTTTCAAATCCATCGAATTCCAACAATGAATTGAACGCCACGCCGCATATGATGCCGTAGTCGAATTTTATCAGCCCAAGTGTTACAAGCTCATAAAGTTCCTCCAAAGTAACCACGCTTTTTAATTTTTGTGGTGATATGTCAAAAGTTTTCATTTTACTTCTCCAAAAAAAGCACTGAAAGGGCAGTGCATCACCCGAAAAGTTTAGTTGCTGCATCTGTCATAGCAGTCAGGGCAGACCGTGCCGCGACTTGATGACATCGCTATGACAGGGCTGATAGTGTCACCACATCCGCAGCAGGTGTAAGTTTTTGGTTTGATGTTAAGCGACTGTCCACGGTGTGCCATCTTTAGGGCTTCTGATAAGTAGCTTTTTGAAGAGCCGCCGAAGTTTTTAGCCGCTTCTTTAGCGATAGCCCATGCGGCACGCATAATCGCGCCTTTATCTTTTTTTTGTGCTTCGATTACTGTAGGTGCAGGGGCTTCGACCGCCATAAACTCGCGCAAAATTTTAGCTGCTTTTTTTGCTGTGTCGGTAGATACCATCGAGAATGTGAATTTTTCAGTAGCTACATCGTAATAAAATTTTACGTTTCCGCCGTCTGTCATGGTTTCTTTCCATGCGCGGTTTCTGCTTATCAAGTCACCGTCTAAAAAAGTATCTTTACCTTTGAAAGTGAAGCCGCAAATTTCGTTGATTACGCTTGCGTTGAAGTAGATACGGTGCTTGTCGCCTGCTTGCCACTCTTTGCCGCCGGCAGCGATTAAAATTTTTATTGTGTTCATGGTGAGTACCTCGGATTTTTATCACTTGAAAAGGTCAAGTCCTTACTGCGATGCTAGTGTACTAAAAAATTCAGTTTAGTGCAATTTGTTTTTGCACTAAAAACAAATTTATCTTTTTTTAGTTCTATTGTGTCAGATAGCCTTCTCAATTCCTCCAGTGATAGCTGCTGCGCTGTGATTGAGGTGTAAAGTGCGTAGACTTTCGCCGCCTTCGTGTCGTCCGTGCATTGTGCAAAGAATCGCGCAAAATCGGTAACGGTTAGCGCGTCAAAATTCCACGCCATTTTTAAGCCGGAGCTGAGAAACTCGCGTATTTTTACCTGCCCTGCGGCGTTGAATAACTCACGCGCAAAGAACCAGCCTAAAATCATAATTCCAGCGCGTGCTACCTTGCTTAGTTGAATCGGTGACGTTTTGTTGGGTGACTGAATCGAAATCTGTCCCGCTTTTGAATTTGAATTGCTGATAACTGGTGCGGCGTTAGTTCCCACATTGCCATTTGAAACCATAGAATTATTGCATTCATTTTTAACCTCTTGTTGTGGCGCGATTGATGTTAATTGTGTGATTGTTTCGGCAATATCAAAACCGTTAAGCGTTGAAGGCTTTGCAGGTGCTGAAACGTCAACGCTGTTAATTATCGCAGCATCATCATTTAGCATTTTATAAAGCGCGCCAAACTCTTCTGGCGTTGTCGTGCATACATGAAACGGCATGATTTCTACACATATTAAATCTGTATTTTCTTTTTTCTGGGCTGCCTCTTCGTTCCAATCTCTAATCTGCGCCATATCCCGCGCGTGTCTAGCTCGTTTTTGCGCGTGCCGTTTATCGGCTTTAGTCATAAAAACTGGAGGCGTTTGTTTTAGGTGTAAGTCATCGCGCGGACTTAATCTTTCAAAAAGCTCTACATCAACAACAAAGCAAAATCTTTTGAATTCATTATTTTTTGCGTCATATTGCGCGATTCTATCACTACCTATTTCCGCACCTATTGCGCCGTGAATAATAATAAATTCCCCAGTTATTTTATCTGTGCATAAGTCGCCGAAACAGGGCAGAGCATCATCACGAACCGTTAGGGCATCGTCCAAAGGCTTTGCCACTGTTGAGACTGGTGCTGTTAATTCGTTAAGCACCTTTAAAACTTCGTCGCGGTGGTTAATTTTTGCTTGTCTAAAGAGTCTTCTTTGTGCTGCTTGTTCTTCGGTTTCGTCGCCAAAGGACACTAAAAATTTTCTACTATTTACTTCGCGGTTCAGCTTGTTTAATTCTTTTTCTAGCTTGATTTGTAAGGGGCTTTTTAATGGCATGGTTTTAACCTGTTGAATCTTTGCCACACTTAACAACCGCAAAACGTCATTACGAACCGATAGGGCAGATTGTGGGGCGAAATGGTAGGTAGGTGCAGTTTTTAACGCCTTATTTATCGCGTTGTAAGTATCTCTAAATTTTGGGTATTGTTCTTTTGGGACATCACCTAAATACTTGTGATAAGCCACGCCGTTTTTTATGATTATTCTACCTTTATCAACGCCTTCAACAAAAAAATGGTCTGGAAACTTGCGCCACTGTTTAAGCGTTCCATTTTTTTCGTCATGTAAAAACTTACGGTCATCGAGTTCGCGGCGTTCATTTTTAGCGATAATTTCTAGATTGCGATCAATGTCACGATCTAGGTTTTTTAGTCTGTTTGGCATTGATAACACGCCATGATCTAAACGCACAGAGGATTTTCCTATATCGAGCGTGAACCCGTCAATTTTCGCAGGGCTTGCCGCTTGTTCACATTCAATAGCTTCGGCAGGTGCAACGTCTAAAACCGTGACGGGTTCAAGTTTTGACGCGATAAAATCAGCAACAGAACCAGTCGCTGCATCAATATGCACACGCTCGAAGGTATCTAAATCATTAAATCTGTCGTTTTTATAACGTAAATAATACGCGCCTGTTTTTGTTTTAATGCCTAATAACAGACCTACTTTGCTTGTACTAA